GGTTTTGGAACTAATGAGCATGATCCTCTTGATCTTATGGCGTACATGGCCCGTCTTCTTGACGAGCAAAGCATTCCAGAAGAAGGTCGTTGGTTCTTGGCTCCACCTAGCTTTTACGAGCAGTTGTCTCAGTCTAGCTCTAAGCTAATGTCTGTAGACTTCAACGCAGGCCAAGGCTCTATCCGTAACGGTCTAGTATCATCTGGCAAGCTACGCGGCTTTGACATGTACAAGTCTAACAACATTGCTACTCCAAGCAATGCTGCGGGTCAAGTACTGTCTGGTCACATTAGCTCCACTGCAACTGCACAGACTATCACAAGCACTGAGGTCATCCGTGATCCAGATAGCTTCGGTGACATCTGTCGTGGTCTGCACGTATATGGTGCTAAAGTATTACGTCCTGAAGCAATGGTTTCAGCGTTCTACGGTATCGACTAAGTAAGTAACTAGAGATGGGGGTGTAAAAGCCCCCTGATCTTTATAAGAGGTATTTATGCCACTAGTAGGAAGCGACAACAAGCCTGTAATGATTAAAGGAAACAGCAAGAAAAGAATCCTTGGAGACACAGGTAACTGGTACAAGCCAGAGAATAAAAAGAAATACGAAGATAACTGGGACGCTATTTTCGGAAAGAAAGAAACTGAAACTAAATCAAAGGCGCAATAATTTATGGCAACAACCTACCTTGAATTAACTAATGAGCTTCTACGAGAACTCAATGAAGTTGCCCTTACATCAACAACTTTCGCAGGCGCGTTAGGTGTTCAACAACATGTCAAAGACTCAGTAAACCGCGCTTACTTTGATATTATAACTGAAGAACCACAATGGCCTTTTCTAGCTTCGGCAGAAAGTGGTGAGACAGATCCTATGTACGGCAACGTATATGTTGAGACTGTTGCAGGCACAAGATTTTATGAACTAAAACCCGCTAGTTCAAACATTACAACGGATTTTAGTTCAATAGACTGGGACAACTTCTACATGACCACCGTAGGTGTCTCAGGTGAAGTAGCTCCTTATGTAGCTAGAAACTTACGCTTTATGACTATAGAAGCTTGGAAAGACTTTCGCAGAATTTCGGAGAACTTAGATGATGCAGACTCTCAACAATTTGGTGTACCTAACGCTGTTATACGTAGCCCTGACTCTCGCAAATTTGGACTCAGTCCCATTCCTGACAAGGTCTACCGCGTCTGGTTCTACGCTTGGGATCTTCCTTCAAGACTCTCTGGACACGGAGACACTATAGTTTTTCCAGATTTGTATACGGGCGTTCTACAAGCTAGAGCTAGGTACTACATCTGGCAGTTTAAAGATAACCCGCAAGCAGCAGCTTTTGCACTAGAAGATTATAGAAAAGGTTTACGCAGCATGCGCTCTAATCTTATTGAGCCAGTACCTGCGGATATTAAAGATGACCGGATGAGGTTCGTTTAATGGCTGCTTCACAACCCTTTGGTATTTCATGCAGAGGTGGTTTAAATACTAACCTTAATCAACTTGAAATGCTCGCACAGCCCGGAGTTGCTACAGAGTTATTAAACTTTGAAGTTAATCCAGATGGCGGGTACAGACGTATAAATGGTTACTCAGCTTTTGGTGATACTCGACCTAACGGCGGTAATCGTATTCTTGGTGTGCAAGTATATGCAGACGGAGTAATTATTTGTAGTGGCGTTGGAATTTTCTTTAGTCAAGATGGCGAAACTACTTGGTTACAGCTTAACAAAGCAAGCGTTGCAAGTGGGGGAGATGACTTCTCAACTTTTTCAGGCCGCAGTGCAGACGATAGAACTGCACAAGCTCAAACATCTTTTGCAGTATTTGAAGGAAACACCGATTACGGCTCAGTTGTTATTACTGACGGAGTTAATAAGCCTTTTCTTTTTAAAATGACAGGAACAGGAACTTTAGCTAACCGTACATTTTTTGCAGAAGAAGTAACTGTTAGCGGAACAACAGCACCGACCACATGCGCTATACACAATAATCACTTAGTTGTAGCAGGCGCACCAACCGCAAAGAACACAATCTTTTATAGCTCAACACTTGATCCATCTAGTTTTTCTGGTTCAGGTGCAGGCAGCATTTTATTGCCAGACCAAGTAGTAGGCATCAAAAGCTTTCGTGATGACTTAATTATCTTTTGTCGCAATAGCATACACAAGCTTATTAACATTACTAGTTCTTCTAACATTGCAATTGTTCCAGTTACTAAAAACGTAGGTTGCTTGAGTTCACATAGCATCCAAGAGATTGGCGGTGACTTGGTGTTTCTTTCACCGGATGGCATACGTTCAGTAGCAGGTACAGCACGTATTGGTGACGTTGAATTAGGATCAGTAAGTCGGCAAATACAGTCTGTAATATCTACACTTGCAAAGTCTGTAAATACTTTTACGCTTGCTAGTACAGTACTCCGAAGCAAATCACAATACAGATTATTTTTTAGTCAGGTTGGTGGTGCTTCGTCTATTGCGCTTGGAATTATAGGAACATTAACACCTAACGGTTTTGAATGGTCTGAAACAAAAGGAATACAAGCAACAGGTCTAACATCGGGCTTTAACAAAGATGGCGTGGAAAAAACATTTCACGGAGATAGCAAAGGCTATGTTTATAACCATGACTCAGGCAATGCATTTTCTGATGATGGAACAGCTTTTAATATTTCAGCAAAATATAGCACACCCAATTATGATTTTGGAGACATCGGAACTCGAAAGACTTTGTACTACGTTAAAATATCTGTGTCTCCTGAAGGCGAGATACTTCCGTTTCTAAGACTTCGATATGACTACGAAGACTTAGACATTCCTCAACCTGCACCATATCCCGTAGTAGGAATTCCAATTCCTTCTTCTTTTGGAAACGTAGCGTTTGCAGCAGCAACATTTGGCGGCAGTAAAGATCCAATGTTTAGACAAGCAGTAGAAGGAAGTGGACACGTAACAAACTTTAGAATTACCAGTGATGACCAAAACGCACCCTATGCAATTAACGGCTTGTACGTTGATTACGTCCCATCAGGCAGGAGATAACCAGACATGGCAGGATCAAGTTATACTAGACAAAGCACACTTACAGATGGCGATACAATCACCGCTGCACTTTTTAATGACGAATACAATAAACTTGTATCTGCGTTTGCATACACTTCTACTGGAACTACCGGACACCAACATGACGGTGGAGCAGGAGAAGGTGGTAACATTGAAATTATTGGCGATCAAGATTTCTTAAACAAGCTTGTAGTCGATACCACTAACAACCGTTGGGGATTTTTTGTACAGGTAAGCAGTGCAGCAGTAGAACAGATTCGCATCCAAGACGGTGCAATTGTTCCTGTAACTGATTCAGACATTGACTTAGGTACTAGCTCTTTAGAGTTTAAGGACGGCTTCTTTGACGGAACTATCCATGTAGATACACTAGACGTAGATGCTAACGCAACCATTGCAGGCACTCTAGGCGTAACAGGCAACACAACTATCGGTGGAACTCTTGTAGTCACTGGTACTACAACACTTAATGGCGGTACGCTTACTCTAGGTGACGCAGCAAGTGATAATGTTGTATTCGGTGCAGATGTAAATAGTAATATTATCCCTAACACTGACAGTGCATTTGATCTTGGAAGCTCTGGACAAGAGTGGCGTGATCTTTACTTAGACGGTACAGCACACATAGATACACTAGATGTAGATGTGAACGCAACCATTGCAGGTACACTTGGTGTTACGGGTGTGTTGACTGCTTCTTCTTTAGACATTTCTGGAGATATAGACGTAGACGGCACTACAAACCTTGATGTTGTTGATATTGACGGAGCTGTTGACATGGCTACAACGCTTGCAGTTGCAGGCAACGTAGATTTTAATGGCGATTTAGATGTAGACGGCACTACTAACTTAGATGTTGTTGACATTGATGGTGCTGTAAACATGGCGACCACTGCACTCGTTACAGGCGTATTAACCACAACCGCTGCTACTGTGTTTAATGGTGGCTTTGCTTCTAATGCTGATTCTACTCTTGGCACTGATAAAAAAGTCCAGTTCAGAGACTCAGCAATCTACATTAACTCTAGTGCTGATGGACAACTAGACATAGTAGCTGACACAGAAATTCAAATAGCTGCAACTACGATTGATATTAACGGAGCTATCAATGCAAGCGGTGAGATAATCGCTGCATCTCTAGACATCTCAGGTAACGTAGATATTGACGGAACTACCAACCTTGACGTTGTTGACATTGATGGCGCAGTTGACATGGCTTCTACACTGACTGTTGCAGGAGTCCTAACAGGTGCTTCCTTAGACATTTCAGGCGATATAGATATTGACGGCACTACTAACCTAGACGTTTTAGATGTTGACGGTGCAGCAAACTTTGCAGCCGATGTAACCTTTGCAGATGGCGCAGACATTATCACGGCATCAGCAGGTACAAGTAACCTACGACTAGGTGTCAACGCAGGCAACTCCATCGCAAGCGGGGGTAATTATAATACTGTCGTGGGCGATGAAGCAGGTACGGCTTTGACTACGGGTGACGGCAATGTTGCGGTGGGCTTTGAGGCTCTCAAGACTGAGGATGCTAATGGTGAAAGTACTGCCGTAGGATACCAAGCGTTAAAAACTCAAAACGCTGGAGCGTCAGGTCTTAATACCGCAGTAGGTTATCAAGCAGGTTTATCAGTCACCACAGGCGTTCAAAACACCCTCATCGGTGGTCTTGCAGGTGATGTCCTGACTACTGGCTCTTCTAATGTAGCATTAGGGCAATCTGCATTAGGGTCGGATGTAGCAGGAGCCAGAACTACTGCCATAGGTTATCAAGCCTTAACTTCTCAAAGTTTTTCTTCAGGAACTTATAGCTACAATACAGCATTAGGCTATAACGCAGGAGCCGCAGTAACCACAGGCAAAGAAAACACCCTAATTGGTGCTCAAGCGGGTGATTCGATTACAACTGGCTCTTCTAATGTTGCAGTAGGACAAGGCTCTTTAGACGCGAACACCACCGCTAATAACAATACCGCAGTTGGACATGACTCTATGAAGTCTAATACAACTGGTGCAGAAAATACGGCAGTGGGCAAAGGTGCTTTAAATGGGAACACTACAGCTTCAAACAACACAGCAGTGGGCAGAAGTGCTTTATTAGCAAACACCACGGGCACAAGAAACAACGCAGTAGGAGCCTTAGCTTTAGACGCAAACACTACAGGTAATTACAACAATTCTTTTGGCTACGCTTCGTTAAGCCAAAACACCACAGGGTCTAATAACCTCGCACTAGGAGATGCCGCTTTAAATGCTAATACAACAGGCACATACAACGTAGCCGTTGGTGATCAAGCAGGTCTATCAGTAACCACAGGCGTTCAAAACACCATCGTGGGCGCACTAGCCGGTGACGCTTTAACGGATGCTGATTTTAATGTAGCTGTCGGTCAACGCGCTCTTTCAGCAGACACTTTAGGCAGTAGGTCTGTTGCTATAGGTTATCTATCTTTACTTTCACAAAACTTTACTTCGGCAACCAATGCATATAATACAGCCGTAGGTTCTCAGGCAGGAATGTTAGTCACCACAGGCGTTCGTCAAACTTTAATTGGCGCACTAGCCGGTGACGCTCTAACAACTGGAGATAACAACACCGCAATCGGCTACAACTCTTTAAGCACAATGACTGTGGGTGACAGGAACGTAGCAGTTGGTGTAGGCACGTTAGCCACTGCAAATGTAACCTCAAACGCTGATACCTACAACACCGCAGTGGGTTTTGATGCAGGTAATGATATCATCACAGGCGTTCAAAATGTTCTTATGGGTGCTTTAGCAGGTGATGCTTTAACTTCCTCAAATAACAACCTTGCGATTGGTTATAAGGCACTTAGTGCTGACACAGTTGGAACAAAAACTACTGCCATAGGTTTTGAAGCTCTTATGAGCCAAAACTTTACTTCAAATACGGATAGTTTCAACGTGGCTGTGGGTTACACCGCAGGTAGGGAAATCACCACAGGCACTGAGAATGTTTTAATCGGTGGTCTTGTAGGTGATTCAATCACTACTGGCGAAAGAAATACCGCTATAGGCGGTCAAGCATTAAGCAGCAATACAACAGCATCTGCTAACTCCGCAGTGGGTTACAAGGCATTGTTTGAAAACACGACAGGTGCATCAAACACTGCGGTGGGTCAAGACGCTTTAAGGCTTAACACCACTGCCTCTAACAACACAGCCGTTGGATTGTCTGCTTTACGCGCAAACACCACAGGCGCTAACAACACTGCTGTCGGACACTCATCAGGAACCGCAGTAACAACAGGCATTGAAAACACTTTTCTTGGCTCTGTTGCAGGTAATGGTGTTACATCTGGCAGTAAAAACGTTTGCATTGGATATAATGTTGATAGCGGTAGCGTAACTGATGAACACGTTATCGTTATTGGTCATGGAATTACAGGAAATGGCAATGACTTTAGTTTCGGTAAAGCTTCCAATGTTGTAAGTAATGACTTTAACGCTGACGCTAACTGGTCACGTTCTTCAGACGAGCGACTAAAGAAAAACATTACAAATCAAACACTAGGTTTAGATTTTATAAATGATTTAAGAACAGTAAAATACAAATGGAAAGCCAGTAATGAATTAAACTCTTCCGATGCTCAATTAGCACATCTTTACAAAGAAAATGCTGCTGACAACGAAATGAACACAGATGTAACTATGCACAACTTTATTGCTCAAGAAGTTAAAGCTGCCTTAGATACGGCAGGTGTGTCTAACTTTGCTGGGTGGAAAGAAGATCAACATGGAGTGCAACAAGTATCCCGTGAGATGTTTGTTATACCACTGGTTAAAGCAGTACAAGAACTATCAACAGCATTAGATGCAGCACTAGCTCGTATAACGACACTGGAAGGATAAGACATGGCAATTACATTCACATGGTCTGTTAATGATATGCACAAAGTCACTGCTACAGGCGCAGTATATAAAGTTGAGTGGTCTTGCTCTGGAGTAGATTCTGACACTGAGGTAAACCACAGTCGTTCAGGGTCATATTTGCACACAAACTCTGATGGAGAACAGGCTACACCTGACCACACTGCATCAGACTTTACAGCATACGCAGACCTAGCTGAAGCAGATGTGTTAGCTTGGTGCAAGGCTGGCGGTGTAAGTGCATATAATGAAG